TGTACCTGCACACGGAGGCGAAGCCGCAGCATGGCATCGACCTTGTCGCGCTCGTGAAGGCGTGCGGTATCCCGCCTGAGCAGGTGGTGTTCGCAGACCAGTATGACCATCGGATGGGTGTGTCGGATGAGGTGATGGCGCAGATTTACACCCGGTCGGATGTGCTGCTGTCTGCGACTGCGGGTGAGGGGTTCGGTCTGCCGGTGCTGGAGGCGCAGGCGTGTGGCACGTGTGTCATCGTGTCGAACTTCTCCGCGCAGCCGGAGCTCGTCGGGGACGGCTGGGCGGTGGAGGTGCAGCCGCAATGGAACCCCACGCAGGGCTCGTGGTTCGCTACGCCGCTGGTGCCTTCTATCGTGGACGCGTTGGAGCGTGCGTTTGCTGCCGGTGGGGGCCACTCGGACGAGGCGGTCACGTTCGCCAAGCAGTATGACGCCGACACGGTGTTCAACGAGCGTTGGGTGCCGCTTCTGGACTCGCTGTGATTCCGCTCCTGGTCGTTCCGACGCTGACCCGGCATGACCTGTTGCGGCAGATGTTGGACACGGTGGACGCTCACGTCGAGCAGTTGGTGGTCATCGACAACTCGGGCCGTGGGGTGAAACTGCCGGACGGGCCGTGGGACAAGGCGGACGTGTTTCCGATGCCTGTGAACCTTGGGGTGGCGGCGTCGTGGAACCTTGCTGTTCGGATGGGCTTCGACCTGCCGTGGGTGATGGTCGCCTCGGACGACGTGCTGTGGCCTGCTGGGGCGCTCGACCAGTTCGCCGCCGAGTCTGCTGAGGACCGGCTGGTTGTCTCCTCGACGTGGCCTCATTGGTGTGCGTTCACTATCGGCATGGTCGTCGTGTCCGAACTGGGCCTGTTCGATGAGGGCTACTACCCGGCCTATTACGAGGACAAGGAGTATGAGCGGCGGTGTGAGGATGGCGGTTGGGCGGTGCGTAAGGGGCCGGAGGTGTCCCATGCGAACTCGTCGACGTTGCACACGCCAGGGGCCGGGTTTGAGGAGGCTAACTCGCGGTCGTTCCATGCGAACCGTGTCCTGTTCGAGTCGGGCAGGCATGGCGGGTTCGACCCGTTCCGGTGGAGGCGGCAGGCGTGGTGACGTTCTGGGACTTCGAGGGGAAGCACGCCGGGGAGACGGTGTGGGTGCTCGGGTCGGGGAAGACGTTGGACTTCGTGGACCGGACGTTCTTCGACGGGAAGGTTGTTGTCGCAACGAACCATTCGTGGCGGGGCAAGGCCGACCATGCCTACGTCTGCTCGAACCATTGGAACGTCGAGGCTCCCGGTGTGCTGGTGGTTCCTGAGCAGCAGCAGGTTCCCGTGCAGGACCAGGTGGAGATGCGCCCGGACGCGCTGTTCGTCCCGACTATCCAGCAGAAGTATGCGGACTTCACGCCGGGGACGGACTGGCCTGAGCGGGGCAGGTTCGTCGTCGGCCCTACCTCGCTGCACCTGTCGATGCATTGGGCGGTCTGGCTCGGGGCGGCTCACATCGTCCTCGTCGGAGCCGACTGCGGCGTTATTGACGGGGAGAACAACCGGGTCGGCTACTCCGCGCCCGCGAACCAGGACAGTCTCGAGTCGCACGCCCACCACCGTCTGTGGGAACGGAAGCTGACGGAGATGGCTGCGAAGATTCGGAGCATGGGCGTGTCCGTCCATTCGCTGAACCCGTGGACGACGTTCGGGTTGGAGGGCCATTCGTGGGAGCAGCGGCGGTAGACTGCGGCAGCCCGGAGGTAACTGATGGCGAACTACTGCACCCTGTCCGAACTGAAGCAGGCGATGCGTATCACCGACCAGATTGACGACGGTCTGCTCCGGTCGTCGGTTGACGCTGCGTCACGTTGGGTGGACGGCTACTGCCAGCGTTCGTTCACCGTCGCATCGGGGACGGCTTCCCGCGACTTCGTCCCGTCGGGCCGATTCGAGCCTCTCTACATCGACGATGCCACGTCCGTGTCGGGCATCTCGATTGACGACGACCTTGACTACTCGTTCGCCACCGCCCTCCGTCCTGACGTGGACTACCAGCTCGAGCCGGTGCGTGGGACTGCTGACGGGCTGGCATTCCCGTACTTCCGGGTCATGCCTGTTGAGGACGGCTATTGGCCCGTGTGGGAGGGCCGTGCGTCGGTGCGTGTGACGGGGACGTTCGGTTGGGCGGCGGTGCCGGATGCGGTGACGCAGGCGACCATTCTCCAGGCGGCACGGCTTTACACCCGGTTCGCGTCTCCGGTGGGTGTGGTGTCGTTCGGGGACATGGGTGCGGTGCGGGTGTCGCGGTTCATCGACCCTGACGTGGAGATGCTGCTCGGGCCGTACCGCAAGTTGCAGTTCTGATGGCACTCTCGGACATTCGTACGGCGATGGGGTCGGCGCTGTCGGCGGTGCCGGGGCTGCGTGTCCGTGAGGTGCTGCCGTCGCTGCTGACCCCGCCGATGGCGGTGATTGCGCCGAACCAGATTGAGTATGACCTGAACGCTCAGAACGGCCTGCACCGTTACACGTTCACGGTGTCGGTGTTCGTGGTGAAGGCTGACGACCGTGCCGCCCAGTTGAAGGTGGACCCGTATGTGGCTCCGACGGGCACCGGGTCGGTGAAGGCGGCGCTGGAGGCTGACCGGACGCTGGGTGGGGTGGTGAATACGCTGCGGGTGACGGCGGTCAACAACTATTCGTCTACGGACGCGAACGACGTGCTTTATCTTGCGGTGGACTTTGAGGTGGAGGTGTACGCATGATGTTCCGGGTGCAGGTTGGTTGGGGTCCGCTCCGGCAGGGTGCGGTGATGTCTGCGTCGGAACTGGCAGGGTGTAACATGGCGATGCTGCTTGGGCGGGGTGTTCTCGTTCCGGTGGCCCCGAAGAAGGCGAAGAAGGCACCGGCGACGCCGGTCGAGACGGCTGACGAGCCGGAGGAGCAGTAGACATGGCGCGTATCGTGCTGACGGATGTCGGTGTCGTCATCGGGACGACCGACCTGAGCGACCACGTCGCTTCCGTGACCATCAACCAGAATGTGGACGCGGTGGAGACGACGGCGTTCGGGGATGGCGGTCGGACCCGTGTCGGCGGTCTGGAGGACTCGTCCATCACGCTGGACTTCCATCAGGACTTCGCATCGGGCGAGGTTGACGCGACGATCGCTCCGCTGGTCGGTGGCACGGTCGCGTTCGAGGTCAGCCCGTTCGGTACGGCTGTCGCCGCGTCGGGCACGGCCCCTCGCTTCTCGGGGACGGTGCTGGTTACGGAGTGGACTCCGCTGAACGGTGCGGTCGGTGACCTCAGCACCGCGTCTGTGACGTGGCCTGTGTCCGGCGTCATCACCCGTGGCACCGCCCCCTGATAGTCAAACTGCATAGGAGGTTCCTGCGTGGCTGTATCCCTCACCTGCAAGGTTTGGTCCGGTGGTGTCGAGGCTGAGTATCCGGTGACGCCGAAGGTCGAGGTCGAGTTCGAGCGGAAGTTCGGCGTCGGCATCGGCAAGGCGTTCACCGAGCAGAAGCGCGAGCACCAGCACTATCTCGCCTACCTTGCGGTCAAGGCGTCCGGGGCGGTCGTGAAGCCGTTTGACGGTTGGCTCGACACTATCGAGTCGACTGAGGTGATGGTGACGACGGACCCTCTTTGATAGGCGGTCGCTGACGTGGACGGTGGCGGCGATTGCCGTGGAGACGGGTCTGCCACCGTCTGAGCTGCTGGGCGATACCTGGATGCTCAGGGCGATTGTGGCGTACATGGAGGACCGGGCGAAGCGGCAGAAACGGTAGGCGTATCCTGCGCAGGTCAGGAGTTCGCGCATGGCGTCACCGCAGGACATTGAACGGGCCATCCCCGGTCTGAACCAGTTTCTTCGTGATGCTCGGAAGGTCGGTCCGGAGTTCAATAAGGAACTGCGGAAGGGTTCGGTCGAGGTTGCGAAGCATGTTGTTGAGCGTTCCCGTGCGTCTGCTGGCACGAAGGAGGAGCGCGAGGTTGCGAAGGGCATTGAGGCGCGGCCTGACCGTATTCCGAAGATTCGGGTGAACTCGTCGCAGGGGTTCGTGTCGTCGTCGCGTCCGAACCGGCGCAGGACTCAGGCTGCGAAGGTGAAGCGCATCGACGTGTTCTTCGGGACCGAGTTCGGTGGTGGGAAGTACGGGCGGGGCAATCCGAAGCCTCGGAAGAACTATCGGGACGGCACGACTCGCGGTGGCGGGTACACGACGCAGTTCCGTCCGCATCGTGGGACGAGGGGGTACTTCTTCTACCCTACAGTCCGTAAGGAAGGGTCGAACATCGAACGTCTTTACGGTCAGGCTGTCGAGCGTGCGCTGAAGAACATCGGGAAGGGCTGAGCATGGCGGTGCCGGGTCGTAAGTTCATCATCAACCTGCTGGGCGATTCGTCCGGTGCTGAGAAGGCGTTTGGGAATGTCGGGAAGGCTGCGGGCCGTCTGCCCGGACCTGTCGGCATCGCCACGGCTGCCATCACCGCGTCATTCGTC